CAGGTATCGTTAACAATATTACCCAAGTTGGCAGCAGATGATGTACTAGTACTAGATCCAACAAAGTTTACCATTATGGGATTAATATTAAACCCAATATTTTGCAATAATGAGCTTAATGTATTAACACCTAATGGACTTTGTTTAGCTGAATCACTCATGGACAAAATACATCAGGACTACCCTGTACGATACTATGACCGCAACTGTTTCCTGATCCTACTCTAAGTACCGGACTACCTTCGGCAAAAACTGTAGGACTACCTTCTGTAGTAGTTGCTGCCGCGTGTGGTGGATGGGGGTTGTTTCTTTTTTGTGGCCAAGGAGCGTGTGGAGTGATTTGACTAACGTGTAATCCAACAGAAATTCCATTGGCAAACACAGTGCCGGCACCTCTAATGATAGTACCGCCAACTTGATTTGCATCACCTATACGACTTAATTGTGCCATTTTATCCCAATACGATTTTTTTACTAGGTACTTTAATACCAGTTGTTGCTTCTAAGTACTTGTCTTTGATGTTATCATCAGTTTCAGCATACATTGCAACACTAGTAGTATTTAGCTTAAATTCACCCTTTGGATTTGCAGTAAAAATACTTGGAATCATTTGCATACCCTGTTGTGATGGGGCAATAGATACTGGTTCTTCAATCTGAATAAACTCTGAACCTGATTGAATTACCTTTGCAATTAATTCCTCCCCGGAATTAAGCTTAAATGTGTACACTGTATTTGGATGGATTGCTATTTGCATTAATTACTTTCTGTTAATTTTTGTTTTAGTTCGGTGAAACCACCGATCAGTACACCATCTAAGATGATTTGAGGTACTGTTCTTGCTGATGGAATTTCTTCTAATAGTTCTTCTTTTGTATACCCGTCTCCGATTTTCTTTTCTTCAAATTGGATACCTTTTTGATTTAACAATGCCTTTGCTTGGTCGCAGTAAGGGCAGTGATATTTACTCCATACGATTGCTTTCATTTTTTATTCTCCTTATATATTTGGCAAGTCATCATAGTTTAATGATTCACTCATTACACCTATAACGTAATTTGTTGATTCGGTTTCCTGCAATGCAGATTGTTTTTTACTTGTGTCACTATGTTTATTGAACCAAGGAATAGGTGTACTCTTTGGCGCAGGATTATTATATCGTATACCGATTTCTTTCAATGCTCCTACAGCAGTATAATCTACAAAGTCTTTTAACACAGTTGCATTCAATCCAATAACTGGTCCCAGTTTAAACAAATAGTCAGCCCAATCTTTTTCTTCTTTAATTACATCTAGGTAAAGTTGATATACTTCAGCTTCACATTCTGATTTTACTTGTGCAAATCTGCTATCTTCTTTTACTACTTGATTAATAAGGTAAGCAGTCCAGCCTTTATGTAACAATTCATCTTGGAGAATTAAACTGATAATGTTACCATTACCAATAAAGATTTTGTTCTCAACCATTGCTAGACTTGTAGCAAATGATACCATAAAGCGGAATGCTTCTAATGCGTAACTAGCGTGTAATGCCATATAGATGGCTTTGATGTGTTCTTTTTCATTTACATCTATACCTAACTCTTTACGGCAATTAACTTGATGTAACTCATCATAATAAAGTCCAACACTACTTGCCATATCTACAATTTCTTTTGTGTCGTGGATAGTGTTGAATACATCTTTAGGCACATTGTAGATATTACGAATGATGTGACTATACGAACGACTATGGATGTTAGTCTCAAAGAAGCTCCAGTTATAGATCAATGCTTCTAGTTCGGGTAATGATACAACAGGAGTAAACACTTGACTTGGTGCTCGTCCTTGCAAACTATCTAATGCTGTTTGTCGTAATAGATTACTAGTAAAGATATGCTTTACCGCATCGCTTGCATCTTTGAAATCATTGGCATCCTTGGTTAGAGAAATTTCTTCTGGAATCCAAAAGAAACCACGTGCCGTTGTTTCAAAGTCTGCAATCTTTTTATATTTCACCTCCTCAAACCTTTGAATGGTTACGGGACCTTCCGGGTCCAAAAACATTTTTCTATTCAAATAATCTGTCTTAGTGTTTAGGTTGTATTGTTGTTTTGACATTGTTTTTCCTTAAAGCTTGCAGGACAAGCAATCTTCCTCTTCATCCATATCATTAAAGCCGCTTGGCAAATCTAATACAGTTTCATCTTGACTCTTACTACCTGCTTTGTTAATCAAGCTATAGTAGAATGTTTTTAATCCCCACATATGTGCCTGCATCAAGTTCTTAGCAATCAATGTTGTTGGGACTTTACGTTCAGGGAAATGTGCTGGATTGTAGAAAGTATTAGTTGATATACTTTGATCCACATAGGCTGCAATCACAGCCGCTGTCTTTAAGTAACCATCACAATCTTTTTGATCCCACATCAATTGATATTTGTTTTTTAACTTATGATATTCTGGAACAACTTGTACAAAACTTCCTGCTTTACTTTCTTTTACACTAATTAAACTCATTGGCATTTCAATACCATTAGTAGAGTTAATTACTACTGAACTAGATTCTACAGGAGCTACAGCCATTTGTGTAGCATTACGGACACCATGACTACGCATCATAGCACGTAGTCCTTCCCAGTTTAATTCGGGTTCAAAGTTAGCTAATTCGTTAACACCTTTAGCTCTTAGTTCCCAGGGGAAGATACCTTGACCATATCTTGTTTTATCACTATGTTCACATCTACCGCGTTCCTGTGCTAGTTCTACACTTGCTTCAGTTAAGTAGAAGGATAAGTGTTCCATCCACGTCTTGACTTCAGCCAAGGAGTCTTTTTCTCCGTACTTAAGACTTCGCTTGGCGTGCCAGTAGGCAAGATTAGTAATTCCAATTCCAAGAGGTCTGATTTCATCGTTTGATAGTTTAGACTGAATGGATAGAAAGTCTTGATAGTCAAGAATGTTATTGAGGCTACGATGCAATATGCGACAAGCACGGCGCATATCTTCTGGGTTACGGAACGCACCCCAATTGATACTGCCCAATGTGCAAAGAGCGATACGACCATCGCTGTCATCCAAACGTTTAAAGGATTTAGTAGGTAAAAGAATTTCACAGCATAAATTACTCTGGTAAATTGTATGATATTCAGGATCAAATGGACCTTGATTCATAACGTTATCAACGAACACTAAGTAGATACGTCCTGTATCTGTTCGTTCTTTTAATATGCCTGACTTGAATACTTCTTCAGCAGACATTGTTTTCTTTCTTAAGTCTTTACGTTTTTCATATTTTACGTATAGTTCTTCAAATAGTTCTGTGTTTTTGTAAAATGCTTCGTATAAATCAGGAACTTCATTGGGGTCAAAGAATGTTATTTGTTCTTTGTTTTTAAATCGTCTCCAGAAGAATGCACTAAGCACAACCCCATAATCCATATGACGGACTCGGGTTTCTTCTGTTCCTTGATTGTTTTTAAGGACAATAAGATCATCAAACTGATGATGCCAAATAGGATAAAAAACAGTAGCACTTGCATTGCGGATACCTCCTTGTGAGCAACTTCTTAAATCACCGAACCATTTCTTTAAGAACGGAATCATGCCGGTGTGCATAATTTCGCCACCGCGAATGGGTGATCCTAATGGTCGTAGTCTACCAATTTCGAGACCAATGCCAGCACGTTTGCTAGCATATTTTGCCATCATTTCACCAGAAGCAAAAATACTATCCAAGTCATCATCACTGCGAATAAGTACACACGAACTGAATTGTTTAGTAGGGGTGCCGAGACCAGCAAGGACGGGAGTAGCCAGAGTAAATAATCCATCACTTGCGGCATTATAATATTCCTTTATATAGCGCAGCCTTGCGTTGTTAGGTTCTTCTTTATGAAATACTGTTGCGGCTGCGATCATATATCTAACTTGTGGTGTTTCATATGTTTGTTTTGTTGAACGGTTGCGGACAAGATATTTTTCAATCAATTGTTCAATAGCGGCATAACTATATTGTTCATCCTTAGAGTGGTCAAGCAGGTCATCCATTTTGTTCCAATCTTCTTCAGTATACCATTCTAGTAACTCCGGTGTATATAAACCAGTAGCTACATTAGTTGTTACAATATTATAAAGACTGGGAGGTGAATAATCCCCATAAACATCTTTACGTAACATAGACAGACGTTGTTTACCTGCTACATATTGATAATTTGTATGTCCTACATCTGGATTATTTTCTACGTCAATCAAGTCAACTACAGCACGTAGAGTAATTTCGTCAATTTGTCTGGTTGAAATCCCATCATAGAAGTGTAGTTGTGATTTTATTTCTACCATTGACGGGCTAACATCTGCTATCCCTACACATATTTTTGCCACTTGTGCTTGCCATTTTTCTAACATTAATGGCTCTTTTGTCCCATCTCGTTTGGTGACGTGTATTTTCATTTTTTACCCTATATTCTTATTAATTGTTGTTATATCTAACTTGCGTACTATTTTAAAATCTTTTAGATTATTACTTATCACCGTATCTGGCCAGTAATTCAGTATATATTTTGCGTTGTCAACCAAGACTAATGATATGTCATCGCCCTGTACATCCGTTGCTAATACAAATTCTATATCAGAAATATCCATTAACAGTAGAGTATAACACATTCCTAGACCCCTTGCAAGTGTACAGTAGGTGTTTTCTACCAAAAGATCCCAAGGACCGGGCCACTCACTGACTTCATTTGGGTGAAGATGATAGTTAATTAATGGTGCATTTTGCCACCATTTATCTACTTCTACACATTGTTGAGATAAATCAAGATTTTTGATTTTATTGCGTAATTTGTACCAGCTTT